TCTTTTTTGAAGATATTCCTGAGATGGGGTAGCTGTAAAAAATTTTGCAACTTGTTCAACACCTAATCCTTTCAATACGGCTTGAGCATTTCTACGATGTTTTTCTTTTTTACCTGTAGGTTTACCGTTTCTATAATGACGCCACCATGTCCCATCATAGATCCAACCACTTTTCTTTTTAGCGTTCCACCTTACGGTATCACCCTTTTTTCCTCGTTTTAAATTAATCATACTAACCTCTTACATTGACCAGAAATTATATTTCTTATCGTTGTACTTTTTGGTTTGCTTAACAACTGCTTTTACATCTTTTTTCTTTTTCTGTTTTTCTTTCCAAGCTTCATGTTTCTTTTTAGCTCTTATTTTAAGTGCTTCTTTTCTTTCAGATTGACGTTTATCGTATGCAGACTTATAACCTTCATAGCTAGTTTTTTTACCAGCTTTTTTTCTTTTTTTATCTTTTTCAAACTGTTTGTTACGTTTTTCAGCTTCCGCTCTCATACGTTCTTTTCTTAGTTTCTGCCTTTCTTCATAAGTAAGTTTTTTGGTAGATGGAGTCTTTCGAGCTTCTTTATTATCAGACTTTAATTTCTTCTGTCCTGCTTCATAATTTTTACCTTTACCCCATCCGATACCTGTGACGTTTCCTTTTTTGTCGTATCTGTAATTTAGTGCCATGATTAAGTGATGTGTAGTTTGTTCCTATTCTTTTTACGTGGTCTCGCACGATTTTTTGAAGCACTTTCTGTTCCATGCTTTCCGGGACCGTTCATGTTATGTGAGGCATCTTTACCATCACCATTACCATAGGTACCTAATTTACGATTTAACGCTGTAGCTCTCCTAGCAATTTCATTACCCGGACCTTGTTTGTTATATCGTGTTTGTTGTTTAATCCTACGCTTGTTAGCTGCAGGATTAGCATCATAATATCGTTGTGTTTTACCTTTTGCCATACATCCTCCGAGTTACTAACTCTGGATCTATTTTAGGTATCAACTGATTTAACTTATCTAATGGGTTACCATCATAGGCTACACCACTAATATCATTAGCTTTTAACCAATCACAAGCTGCTTTTAAATCTTGTGTGGTTGCCTCGCCATTACGGACTCTGTTAAGGAATTCCGTAGTGACAAGGTTATGCAGTTCATTAAACTGCTCTTCGTTAGCTTTGTTCATTTTAATTTATATGAGACAGGATCACGTGCTCCCGTGTTGGATGATATCCAAACGTGGCTCGCATCCAATCAAGCCAATTTCTACTACCCTTTTCCTGATTACATCGACGACATGATGGTACAACATTAGCGGTGACATCTTTGCCACCTTTACATTTTGGACGAACATGGTCGATAGTAAGGTTGTGTAATTCATGTAATTCTCCGCAATAAACGCATTGACAATTAAAGTGCTCTTTAATAGCTTTTCTCCAAAGCTTTTTAGCATCAGGACTTTGCATTGATATTAAATTTTGTAGATAATGTTCAGGTGAAGGTAGTAATGGAGTCATTAAAACTATTTAGAGGATACGAATATCTTAGTTTCAATAAGCTCTACAGCTGCATCATCTAGCTGATTATCTGTGGTAGCGACTAACTTTTTAAGAACATCCAAGATGAGTCTCTTAACTGAGTCAGACTTAGCAAAAGTTAGAATAATTGGTTTGAGTAAAGTAATCATTTTAATTAGGTGTTAGAATAATCCAAATTTCTTTTTGGGTTTAGGTGGTAATAATGCAGAGATAGGTACAATATCTTGACATAATACTTTCATCTTTGAATTAGGATGAAAAGTAAAACCTTTCTGTTGTAACTCTGCACATTTTAATGCTCGAACTAATTCATAGTCGAGTCTCATCTTCTCCTCTTGTCTTTTAGCCATAGATCTACATTGTTTTAAAGCTTTTCGATCTAAGGGAACCATAAAATTAACTTGGAACCCCCAGTTCTCTCCTTTAGTGTAGCTATCTTGCTGAAGATTTTGAGTATCTTCATTCCATGATCTGGGTTCTGTATGATTACCCATATAGAATGGTGAGAATGTCATCGTACTTCCGTTGCAACTTATGTTAGGACCAAAGTATTGTCTACTTTGAGACCCATTGTTCTGAAATTGCACCGCTTGGTTGGTAACATTTCCCGTCGCTGCGGCGACTGGATTAGATGTATTGTTCGTTTCGCCTTCGGCGTAAACAGGACTTCCTATTGAGAGAAGACCGATAAGGAAGTAGTAGTAGCGTTTGTGGTGATATTTCTTGTCACGTCTATCTGCTCTATTACTCCTGCAGCTCTGGTAACCGTCTCTAGCTGGAATGCGTCTCCAGCTGTTTGAATATCGAATACCGTATCTGTTGCTGTTATTCCTCCAGATGTTGCGGAGGTAGCTG